CACTTTCCAACACATAGAACCTCGATAACCAATGTAGCAAGCAGTAATATAAGCTATAGGGGTGGTCCTAAAATTGTTGGTAGACATTGAAGTGCCACAATTAAGATCAGCAGCAGCAATGGTGTCGTTATATTGTAGTGATCTAGTGTTGTTAAAAAGCGGAAAGCGCGCAAATGTGCGCACACCCATGTAACCGCAATTGTCAGTAACAGAATTAAATGAAGTAAAAGTGTAATACTGATAAGACCTATGCAACAAAGATCGTAGTGAAGGAATAACTTCACCACCAAAGACTCGGGAAATCATCATGCTGGGCGTCGTAGACTCGGTAATGTCGTCGGCACTCTGTGCTCCATCAGGTACCTCTATTCCTTGGGCAGTGAAATTAGTGAGCGAGAAATCACAAACACCTCCGGATGAAGGAAAACCAGGGTTTCCAGTAAAAAGACAACAATCAGAAGCTGGAGACGAGAATATCATGTCCTCCATCCAAGTCTCAGCAACAATCGTAACATCAGCAGTAACATCAGCAACTTGCAGCTCATTCAAAACATAAACATAAATGTATCCATTATAATATTGGCTGCTATCAAATCCTGACACAGTAATAGGAGTAAGAGTACGAACACCCCAACCAACTTGATCAACCTTTGTAGCTGTAAACTTATTGGCAGCACCACGAAAAGTGGATAACATGCCGTGATTAGCCATATAAGGTACTTTAAAAGTTATCTCATTAGAAGAAGCCAAATCTAAAACATCAGTTATCATGCTTGGACTCGTTAATGCAGGGCTAGAATTGGAACAATTGGGTTCCCACGCAATAGCTATGCGACCCCTATGAAATTGACTACACACAACGCGCAGACGCAGACAAAAAGTTCCTCTCCAATAATCAAATAACTGGGCCAAATAACAAGAAGGAGTCATGGCATAACGCACCAAATCTTGTGAAGGAGTAGTAGTTGGATTGTCAACATCATAACCATACATATATTCTGGTGACACCGGGAAAACCCCCAGTGGTGTATATTGTCCGTCAGCGGCTGTCCATTCAATTCCATCATCAAATATAGTAGGTCTGGCACAAAACTTAGTCACGACCAACTCATCAATGCTCCCACATCCTACTGTATCAGGATCGATAGTCTGCTCATTCTTTGGATCAAGGGCAACAACATCATCTGGAAAACTAACCAAAGGATTAGGATTAAGAAAAGATGAGGTCTTTAAGCAAGAAGGCAAACGCGAAGAAATAACAGGAGGATTTGAAAAGCCAAAAAGTTTTAAGATTGAACTGACCGCACTGCAAGCCATTTTCGTAGCCAAAGCAAAAGGTCGAATGACTGGCACAGATTCCAACAAAGAAGCAGCATCAGCCACAGTAGAAGCCACAGTTGATGGTTTAGTCACAACGTCCTGAAACTCGTCGGCACCCTGAACAGTTAAACCAGTAGGTGCCCAAATTTCAACATCAGAAGCCCAAGCATACACGGTAATTGTCAATGGATCTGAAGAAGCCGCAGCTGTTGACCTAAGTGGAACAACTTCATCAATATGAATAGTACCCATGGACCTTAAGTTCATCTCAGTAGTGCTATATTGAGCGGTTGAAGAATTTGCTAAATTATCTTTCAATTCAATTGCGTCCAAGTAATGGATGAAAGGTAAAGCCATTTCAAATCCTGTACTAGTTGCTGGTAGCACATGGGCATGCAATCGCTGTGAACGTGTAAAAACGCCATCTGTAATCGTATATGTTCCCACTTGCAAACATGGTGCTGCCACAGCAATGCTCGGTGAAATATCAGCTAGACAAACACCACCAGAAAAGAAAGGTAGTGTAGCATTAGAATAATGGTTTGTAGTAGAAGATCCGACATCACACCATAGGGGCTTATAGGAAAACATAACGTCACCATAGCGAAAAGGCGAACCGTTAACAACAACCTTCAGATGAAGATTGCACCGTAATCGAGAAAATCCCTGAATCTTAGCCCACACCATTGGTTTACTAAAATAGTCATACCAAGGAGAAAAAGAATCAAGAGTAAGTGCACTCCCTTCAATCCAATTATAAGTTCGAATTAAAACAGGGCGTGAGAAAAAATCAACATAGTCACCCCGATCTAGGGTGGTAACATCCTTAGGAGTGGTAGAGACTCTACCCACCTTTGGGCCAGAGTCTTTTTCAAAAAATTTGTAAAGAGCGGCGAGTCGTACTTGAACTGGCAGTGACTCATCTAACCAGTTGCAGGAAGTGAATAGGTGGAACCACTTCCTATCTAAAAAGACATTTGGGGGTTTGCCCCAGGTTCCTCCACAATTGTCCCATCTCACAGGCATAAATTCATTTCCAAGGTGCTCGTGATAGGTAACTACAATAGTGGTGACCCTTTGGTTCAAGACCTGGGTGAAAGGCCTATCAACGGCTTGTGCCACCACGTCGCTAATGGGGTAAAATTTACACATGAGGTGCTGACGAGAGACTTTGCTCAATCGCGCATCCCAAAGCATATCAAAAGTGGGAAAACCACCTTTTAGATTTACCCAATCCAATAACGAATATCGGGTAGCACACTCAATAGTCAAATTGCGATGATGTTCAAAGGTTTGTCGACCATAATGAAACATCTCACGCAAAGCTGACAATAAAACGTCGGCAGATTGTTCTTCGAGTTGAACTGAACGAGAACGCACTCCTAAGAGTAGCATTCGATGAATCGAATCCAGCTCTAATGGCGCGTAATAAAACGCACCATTAAAAATGAAAGAACGTTTCAAAAAAGACAATGAACTGCTAAAAGGCTTAATATCGCCAGTCTTCTCAGCATCCGTGTATGTCACCCCAATCTGAAGAAGGGCAGCAGCCACAGTAACTTGATTAAACTTGGCTTTAATAGCATCATGAACACTAACGACATTATCATCACCATAGGTAATTAACCGAACATACTTTTCAAAGTCTGTCAGATCACCCATAATGACGAAATAAGCGTAGCGAATATAAAGGCTATTCGCAATACTATTAATAACAACTGTAAGAGCGTGGCCAGAGGGATTAGTCCCATTAAGACATATCAAATCGCCAAATAAATTAATAATGGCGTAAATACACTCAATAGCCAACCCCTGCATGACCTGCATAGCAATATCTGGAAAATTCAAAGAACTACGAATAAAATCAATCAATACCATCCAGGAAGCTTCAAGTATGGTAGCCGACATGCTCTGATCATAGTTTTTGTAATCACCACAAAAAAAAGACCACCCTGGTTGATTCACATAATTGTGCACATCATCCCAGTCTGGTCCAGTGGCATCCATGCCAATAGCCGCCTCACTTATGAAGTTCCACGACTGGAGACACGCAATGCCAGCAAGAAAGTACTTACGTAAAAGAAATAAACCTTCCAAATTAATAGCTTGGAAAACACGAATCTTACCGATTCTCATTTTCTCAGCCGATATCGGCTCGTCCTTCAACGAAGCATTAAAAACAAAATTTGGGCGAATCCCATGGCTCAATTTATCCTCAGCACCTTCAATATTTTTGCGAATCTCAGGTGTAAGAGCAAAAGTACCATGTGGGAAACGCTCATGAGAACAAGGTTGCAACACCTTACTCTTGGGTTTAAAATGTGGAAACCCAGCTCCACTACTCATCTCCATAGGATTAATAAAAGCATTACCAGGAGAACCATACAAATTAGTTTCCTCATCAATAATAACCATATTCTTCCTAGAGCTATAAGGTATAGTCAATAACTTAGATAAATAGTGGTCTGCACATTTCTTCACAATCTCAGGATCTAAGAAATCCTTAGAAATCAGATTCAAGCAAAAATTCCGTTTCGGCAACCACGAAGGGCAATACCCTTTAAAAATAGGCCGAATCTTTTTTGTAACGAATCCTTTTTCTTCCCAAAATGAACGAAATAAAGTGTCAGAAACAGACGATCGAAATGAAGTCTGTGGAACGACCACCTTCCCAATGGGAATTGCGGTACAATCCTCACGAACACCATCATACCTAATAGGGCATCGGTCGTGTATATCTGATAAAGGTAACACACCACCACGCGAATCACGCATGGTCATATCTCCCTGCACAACACAAGAAGATGTAAGTTTCATCTCCGTCAACCATTTAAAAGGGTAAATAGAGACGAACTTAATATCTGGATAAGTACTATCCATACCAACATGAGCCCCAATCAACATACACCGACCGGGTTCACTCATATAAACCGGACTACCACAATCCCCATTCTCAGACAAAAATTCATGTCGATAAGAACCCATCAAGTATTGATGATTAGGGGCATGGCCATTGTATCCAGCTATATCTGTAGAAGTGGTAGAAGCAACGGTGAAAGGAGAGACAACAAATTTTGTCAATCCAATCCCCATTCTCATAAAAAGAGCAGTCACAGTATACGAACGAGTTGGAACATTGCCCATAAAAGGCAACAAATTGGGTCCTGGGGGTAAGGTAGTCTCCCAAAGACAAAAATCTGAAGTAGAATCATAAATTACTCTACTCTTATCCAAAGTTACAGTACCGCCCCCATAACTAGATCCAGCCCCAACAAAACGAGCACGAGTAAAATGCGCCGTGCAAATGTTTGATTTTATGCTGTTGCGAACGTAGTGTGCTGGAAATAACCAAAATCTTCCAAAGACATTCAATGCTCGAATGGTTGTTCGAACGTCAGAAAAACTCACGATGGCGGAATGTTGTAACACCATATCATCAAAAGCCTCTGGACGAGTCGTACAACCCGCCTCAGGAACAAATTGATTAAAAGCTATCGGTTGAGACATCCGCCATGGATTGTCCATATTGACAGGTGGATCAGGGGGTTTGATTCCCGTTAAATCCTCCCGACCTTGTGGGACAACATGGGAAGTGGCCTTATAGAACCACACCAAAAAGATAGCAGCGCTCAAAATTGTAAAAATAGTTGTAATCGTCTTGGGATTACTATTCACAAATTCCTGAGCACGAGCGTGTCGAGTCAACATTTGAGCATATATAGGATCAAACCAAGTTTGAAATTTTTCACACACAGAATCCAATATTGAACTCTGAAATGAAAGTAACTTTCCAAATTGATACCTAGAATGCATTCCAAAAGAAACTCCAAGCAATATAGCCGTATCTAAATAGTTAAACTTCGTCAAATTATTCACAAACAGTCTAATAATACCGAGCGTAGAATTTTGAGGACGTAGTCCAGCAAAATCAGACATAAATTTAATGCGTGTCAAAAGAGAAATATAATGTAAAGGACCAACAACTGACAAACGCCAAGAAATGACCGTTAAAAGTAAAGCCTGACCAATAAACGGTAAAGCCACACCAAAAGTCATCAGAGTCATAATCCATCGGAAAGATCTCTGCAATCCCTGAATATCTATAGAACAGGAGCAAAACCGTTGCAGTAGGCCACAATTTTCACAAGGGCCGGAAGCGCGAATTTGTGAAACAAAATCACCACTACTACTCTGCGAAACAAAATGGGCTAAGCTAGCCTGGTTAAACCAGGTTAGAAAAGAAGAAATGGTTGCATCAGTCAAAATAGGCCTGTATGTAATTATGTCCCTAGAATTAACAGTATCAATAATGACTTCTTCAACTGTAAAATTCCACAGATCATAATTACCATTAGCCTTCACATGATCGAGAGATTGACCAGCGGCGAACTCGGGTTTAACCGTAGGTGTAATAACGAAAGGAAATCTGCGCAACACAGCTCCAGGACTACGTACAGCATGATAAGAGTTTAAATCCTTGTTATTAGACGTAGCAACTACGAATTGGGGAGCAACATAACGCTTCCCTTTCTCTTCAACACCAGCCATATTTGGAAAAAACATAGCGTTATTCACGACTTGTATAATCTCATTGATCTCCAAGGCAAATTCAGGCACCTTAGGATTAGTTTGACCAATATCATCATAAATAATGCCCCAATAAGAATTCATATAGCAAGACCAATATTCCTCCTTCAATGTGCGTGTATACACACCATTTGAGGGAAGATCATCACCTTCATGTGTTGCGCGTTTTTTTGGGTTAAAAGCACGAAACTGGGAGAATAAAAGTTCAGTAACAGAGGTCTTCCCAATCTTTGGTGGACCATAAATCAAAACTGAAAAAGGAGCCTGTCGTGTAGAACACGAACGAATCATAGTGCTAAGTTCAAGAACTCGGGCCCGCAACTGAAAGAGAGCTCCAGTTAACGAACCCCGAACTGACAACTTAGAACGTGAACGCAAATCCTCACCTTTCACGATCAATTGGGTAGCACGGGTTTCCAAATCCGTCAAAGAAGTAGTAAGAACAGCCTGAACGGGCACCAAAGTGATCTCCTGAATAATAAATTCAACGTCTTCTAAAAACTTGGTCACTTCTGTATCATTACGTAAAAATACTTTAGGGTCACCAGTCTGATAAAATTCATAAGAACAGGTAACCAGAATACACAAGCGATCATACAAAGCACTGCCAAAATTCAACCCTTCCTCAAGAGGAGAGTGGAAGGCAGCATTCCACTTAGACAAATGAGACCAATCAATACCCCCCTCACCAAATACGAAGAGGGCATGCCACACTAAAGAAACTATCTGTATCCCAGCCCTAATAGAATTGGAACTCAAAATTCCCTTAATGTAAGCAGCAAGATCACCTAATCCTTGGACCTCAATAGAACCTTCAGACCAAGTATCAGTGTCTCTTATCAAATCGCTCAAATCAATATGATTATCACTTGAAGGAGCAACAAAAGGCTTAAGCAAATCATGTAACTTAACCTTTGAAGAACCAGTATTAAAAATATCAAGCAATTTATCAACCCACTGCAAAAAAATCCAGGCACGATGTTTTTTACTTTTAGCAAATTGCAGATCAGTGATAAAAACCACAACGCTTTGCAAAAACCGCGTACTAGTAGACTCTTTAAAACCAAGAAATCCTAAAATGCCTTGCACACTAATAGAAGAGTGCTGGGCATAACACCGATTTTCACAATCAGCGAAACCCCACCAAGAACGGTAGGTAAATCGAGTTGTGAGACCATGTCGAACAATTGTAACGCGAAGATTATAAACGCCTTCGCGTGATAAGGAACGAGAAACAGTCACGCACGCAGTAGGAAAAATTTTGCGCAAGTAAGACTCTAAATTAGAGTCTAAACCCTGCACAATAATGGAAGAACCTCCCCAGGAATGTAAGAAAAAGAAAAAGCGCGTATTAACAAAATCACACACTCTACTTAAACTATAAGAAAGACACAATTTCTTGCGCCATTGAGAATACAAAAAACCAAGGGCATTCCACTGAATGCCTAAACAAAGGGTGGGTGTACTAACAGCCAAAGAATCGTCAAAAAGGTCAAAACAACCAGTTGTTGGTCCTAGCCATTGCGTTAGAACTAAGTGCTTCTGCGGCTCAGCAGAAACACTTACATAGGTATCATCCAAACAACGTGGGCCATCATCATAAAATATAGCAGACCCATTTGTTGAATAATAACCCCTTACATAACCAGCCCGGCATCCAGGCGACGCTTCCCCTAACATGTTGACCGAATTGAATTCTCCCTCGGGTAAAAAGAAGAGAACCAGGACAAACAGCACTCCTGCGAATTTCATATTGGTTTGCATGGAGTTGATTCCGGTTTAAGGCCTAAGGTAAACACCTAGGTCGTGCCATATGGGAACCTGTAAAAGCGGTGAAAGCACCGCTATAACCCATAAGGTACCCCCGCTGTGAAACAAAACACAGCTGAGTACAACATCTCTAAAGATGTTGTCCAAACCAACCATCCACGAATAAATAGACAGTCTGAGAAATATAATACATTGCCGTTTAGTAAATCATAGAGGAGCACAGCACCCTCACGCTAAACCGCCATCACAGCGGCACCCAAAATGAATTGGGAATAGCTACTATCGGACAAAATAAAACATAAAACAAAAAACTAAGTACTCGTACTTAAAAAAGAATTCAAAAAAAATATTATTAGTGTTAATTGACTAAGGTACGTCCAGATTACTACTATAATGGTAGGATCATGCTTAAAAACGGGGCTACCGCATAACATGAAACAACGTTAAGTAGACTTAATAACATCTGAAAACTTATATGTCCTAAATAAAAATAAGGACCACATGGGAAGTCAACCCATGGGAGGTTTTATATACATAAAACCCCAAAAAGAATAGTTACTAGGCAAATGAATGCCAGCTGTAACAGCCGTTTAGACTACTAGGAGAATCTCCAAAGTAACCAACAAGAAAAATCTAAGGACAGGGATAGTGAAAGGTTCAAAGCCTTTCAACCCCTGTGAGCAAAGAAAAATCAAATTGGAAACCGTGGAAAAA